CACAACCTACAACAACTGATGTTGTAATAAGAGTAGTTGGATATGGTTTAACAGCAAATGAATTATATTTTAATCCTTCACCGGATTACATAACACATACATAAAAAATAATATTAATAATTAAAGGAAAATAATTATGACAGCAGTAGAAGAAGCACAATACAATGATGACATCCAGGATGTCCAAGACATTGTAAATAGTGTACCGAATGAATTTTTAAGTATTTCAGAACAAGCAGGAAGAATTGTGGCATATAGAGATAAATACCCACTTTTAGCAACTGAAATGCAGACATACATAGATTGGGTTATCACTCAATGTAATACTCTTAGCACAAGTTTAAGTTCACAATAGATGGAGTTCCATGTTACACAATAAACATAAGAAAATTTATCATTTTACTAAAGGGAAGGTAAAAGATAGAATTAATATTGTCATTGGTAATGAGAAAGATAAAACCAAACTTCACCCTTCTGCAAAAATTAAAAGATGGGATGGGGAAGTATCTTCCGAAATTACTTTAATAACTGACAATGCTAAGGGTAAGGAATCTTATTCTGATGATGGTAATGTTGTAACATGGGAAAAAGGAAATTTAAAAGCTAAATTTTATCAGAGGTATGATGTAGAAGGCGGTGGTTTTGAGTTTGAGGTTCATTTACCAGAAAGACCCGAAACAAACCAAATTCAATTTAAGGTTGATACTATGGGTTTGAATTGGTATTATCAGCCACCATTAACGCAGCAAGAAATTAATGAAGGTGCTGTACGACCTGATAATGTAGTTGGTTCTTATGCTGTTTATGCTAAATCACCAAAGGCAAATTATGTAGGTGGTAAAGAATACAAAACAGGTAAAGTATTTCATGTATATAGACCTCATATAGTTGATAAACTTGGAAAGAAAACGTGGGGTGTATTTTCACTTGATAAACGAAAAGGAATACTCACCATAACAATAGACAACGACTGGCTAAATAACGCTGCCTATCCTATTATTGTTGACCCTACATTTGGTTATACGAGTGTTGGTGCTACAATGGGATATTTACCAAATAATTATATACGAGGTGTTTTACATACAGGGGCTACTGGTACAGCGACAAGCATTTCATTATATAATTATGGCTATTCTGGTGGTTTTATAAAATTTGCTTTATACGAAAGAATAAGTTCTAATAATCGAAGTTTAGTTGGCTATACTTCTGAAGCTATAATAACTAGTAAACATGAATTTCAAACATTGAATTTTGTTTCTAATCCTGCAATTAGTGGAGTTGATTATTTCATTAGTGCATTTTGTAATTCTACATTATCTATGGTTTATGATTCTGTTGGCTGTACGCTTTCTAACAAAGCGCTTTCTTATGGTGCGTTTCCTAGTTCAGATACGAGTAGTGAACTGGGAGAAAGTTTATACTATTCTTTATATACTACTTATACAGTAGGCAGTTCATCAGATATAAAAACAATCAATGAACTTGCAAAGGCAGATATTAAAACGGTAAACGAATTAGCACTTGCATCTGTTAAATCAGTGAATGCACTTGAATAAGTAGAAAAAAAGATTTATATAAAGTATTGTGAAGTATTGATTTAATATTTATAATAAAGAGAAAGAATAATATATGTCAACTGACTTAAATACAGATATAGCAATTTGGCCAGGCAGTTCAAGTTTTTGCCCAGGCGATACTCCTTTTGGATTTTACGACTATGATCCAGAATTTCAATATCAAGGAGAGAAATTTGCTGTATGGGCTGCACAGAGACTTGGTTATCCTATAGTTAATATAGAATTACAATCACAGAACTTCTTTGCTGCTTATGAAGAAGCTATAACTGAATACAACAACCAAGTTAATCAGTTTAATGCTATCGATCATATGCTTTCACTTCAAGGTCAGTCTACTGGTAGTAGTATAACAAATCAAGAAGTAATACCTAATTTAGATAGAATTATAACAATAGCATCTCAATATGGCGGAGAAGCTGGTGTTGGCGGTAATTATACTTGGTATACCGGTTCAATTGCGATAGAAGCAAATAAGCAAAATTATAATTTAGTAGAACTTTTTGCTGAACCTAATGGTATTGATGGTACAAATATAGAGATAAAAAGAATATTTCATTATCCAACTCCAGCAATTGTAAGATATTTCGACCCATTTGCTGGAACTGGTATGGGTGCTCAACAATTAATGGATAGTTTTGGTTGGGGTGGTTTTTCTCCAGGTGTCACTTTTATGTTAATGCCTATGTATGCAGACTTATTGAGAATTCAAAGTTTAGAATTCAATGATATGATCAGAAGATCAAACTATAGCTTTGATTTAGTTAACAACAACTTAAGAATATTCCCACTTCCAACTAGACCAAAAACATTATACTTCGAGTATATTTTAAAATCAGATAGATCAAATACTGCTGTTTCTGGAAGAACAAATGTTATAACAGATATAAGAAATGTACCATATACTAACAGTTCAATTGAATATATCAATGACATTGGTAGAAGATGGATTAATAAATATGCTTTGGCAGCTATTAAAGAAACTCTTGGAATGGTTCGTAGCAAATATGATAGTATTCCATTTGGTAATAACGAAGAAATAACTCTTGACGGTGATGCTTTGAGACAAGAAGGTCAAGAAGAAAAATTAAATTTAATTGAAGAACTTAGAGAAACTTTAGAACAATTAAGACAAGACCAATTATTGGAAAAAAGAAATACTATATCAGATGCTTTAATGAGTGAATTAGATAAAGTACCAATTGGATTTTATATAGGGAGTTTAATACCTTTTATTTTACCATTACTCACTTTAATTATATGAAAAGGATAAGGATGTAAACTTATGTGTGCACTTTTCGGCGGACAGAGAGACGTATCATTAGTAAGAACTATTAATAAAGAACTTATGTGTAGAATAATTGACACAAATGTTTTATATTATAAGTTAGTATTAAATGATAGTGCTACTAATGTATACGAAGAGTCTGTTAATCAGATATATTATACACCTATGAAGATACATGCTCACATTGCTAGAGAAGATCCAGTTTTTGAAAATAATGAAGTGACTCAAGATTACACTGTTAACACTAGATTTGCATTTTTGAGAGAATTATTATTCGAAAGAGATTTAGTATGTGAAGTTGGTGATATAATATACTGGGACAACGAATATTACGAAGTTGATACTGTAATTGAAAATAAATACTGGACTCAGAAAAATCCGTTTACTGATGTAGATATAAATTTAGATAAAGAACAATACGGACATAGTGTGTCTATTATATGTGATGCTCACGTAACAAGAAGAAATAGAATAGAAACAATAGAAAAAAGAAGTGGTATAAACCAATGAAAGAGTCTATAATAAGAAAGATGATAAGAGAAGAATTGCTAAAAGAAGATTTTGGTTCATTTAAATTTTCTAAACATGATCATGGAAAAGCATATGATGAAACAAGAAAAAATCAAGCAATTAGTGTTTTGAATGGTACAAACAATGATAAATTTGCTTTTTCACCAAGAGAAGCAAGAGAAATATTAAAAGATTTAGGTTGGACAGATCAAGAAATAAAGGACATAGAAAGATGAAACAAAAATTAACTAATTCAATTCTTAAGAAATTGATTAAAGAAGAAAAGGCTAAGCTTTTAAAAGAGTCTGGTGTAAATCAACAGATGTATTATAAGATGGTTGAAAATATTAAAAAATATGTGATAAACAACAATAAACCAGAAGATGCTGCAATGATTATGTTACAAATGATTCAAGAAGCAGCTGCAGATGTTGATGGCGGAGCTGGTAATTATTGGGGTAAATTTTTCAATAGATTTAGAAACGGATAATGATAAAAAAACTATTGATATTTATTATTGCTGTTGTTTTACTAAGTGCTTGTAATACTATGTATAGAGCAACTAGTACAACAACTGGTGCATATTATTACTATAGAATACCATATCCCGTATATCGTAGTCCATATTATAGTCCGTATTATTATAGAAATCACTACAATACTTGGAATAATAGTTATCATTATAAACCACAGAAAAATATTTATAATAGACACAGATCATCATCTGTAAGCGGAACTAACATTCCGAGTAATATAAGAAAAGGTAAGAGATGAAAAAACGAAAATTAACTCAAGTGGTTTTGAGAAAGATAATTAAAGAAGAAAAAGCTAAGCTTTTAAAAGAATGGGATAAAGAAAACCCATATGACGATATAGATTTTGAATTAAGACATCCAAATACTGGTATGCAAAAAGGTTTAAACTTTGCTAAACAACAAATAGAAACTACTTGTGGTAATCTGCATGCAGAAATAGAAAGAAGATATTCTCATTACGAAGACGATATCGTGAGTGGATATGTCAAAGAAATGATTGAGCAGTGGGTTGATGAATATTTTAGATAATATATAGAGAAAAAAGATAATGCCAATATCAACTAGAAGAGAACCAATAGCAGATAAGTCAAAAACTTCTTTTGATGCAACTAAAGAAGTTAACAGAGCGTATGAAAGAAGACGCGACGACGATACTGTAAAAATTCCAGATTCTAAATTAGAAGATATTGATACATCATTCAAAAACTTTATAAAAAATGTTATTAATCCGTCAATAGAAGAAAACGGAAATAGATTGTTAGTTGATGTTATTTATGTTGATGGTGAAAAATGGATTGCTGTACAAAAACATGGTTATTTAAGAGATGCTAAACAGAAAGCTATGACACCTCTTATTGGTTTTAGAAGAACTGACATAGAAATACGAGAAGATTTTAGAAAGCCACCTGTTGGTAAGGATCAACCAGCACTTCGCTGGTATACAAAAACAAAGTATAGTCCTTATAATAGATATGATCCGTTTTCTAAATTACAAGCAACAAAACCGACTATAGAATTTTACAGTATTGTTATGCCAGACTATGTGAGAATTAACTATAGTGTGATAATATGGACAGAATTCATTTCTCAGGGAAACAGTATTGTAGAAAAATTCATTTATCATAATGGTGAAGCTCACGGTGAAAAATACAAATTTCATATGTTTGTAGATTCACAAGATTTAGAAACAGCAAACGAATCTGGAACTGACAGATTAGTTAGAGCAAATATAAATTGTCACATAGATACATATCTAATACCAGATGATATTAGCGACAATAAAATGAATGCTCAAAAAGCTTTATCGCCAAGAAAAATAGTTATGAGTGAAAGCGTATATGATGAAGGAGTGACAGAATATAAGCAAAAGATAAAAAACAACTCAGTAGTAATTCCTGAAGAGCCAGAACCACCAAGTGGATATTCTGGTAATTTATTAGTTGGGTCATTTGGTCCAGGGCCGGAAATGATTGGGTATTACGAAATTAATGGTATGGGTGATTTAGATAATACTTCTTTTGAGGGAGTAACAATACTTGGTATAACTGTACAAGCTATTGAGTCTGTTAATCCTATTGATATTTTAGTGGAAGTCAGTGAACAAATTACAGATGTTTCGGACATAAATATAATTATAAATGAGGTGACAGCAAATTTAACGTGGTCAAGTAAGGAAAGTTCGTATGAAGGACAAAGTCAACACATATCAGATTATATGTTTGATAATATTGGAGAAACAATAACAGTAGAATTAGAAATAAGTTAAAAATAAAATAAAATGGAAAAAAGAGTAGTGAAGATAAAAGACGAATTTAAAGCTCGTTTAGAAAAAGCAAGAGAAAGTGTTAACAAATCACTTTACGATTTGGGTTATACTGAATTCAACATCGCTCAGCTAAATAATGAAAAAGATGTGCTTGCTAGACAGAAAAATACTATTGAAGAAGAGCTAAAAGTAGTTCTTGCAGAGCAAGAAGCGATATTAAAAGAAGTTGAAGAAGAATATGGTTCCGGTGAATTAAATTTAGAAACTTATGACATAACATTAGATGCATAAATTTGATTTTAGGCACTGTGACGATATATTTATATAAAATACTGTCTTTTATTTATTTAAACACAATAAAGAAAAAACAAAAAATGAGATAAAGGAATTATAATGGCAGAAAAATTAATCGCACCTGGTGTATTTACAAATGAAAATGATTTAACATACGTACCTCAAGGTGTTGAGCAAATAGGCGCTGCAATAATCGGTCCAACCGTAAAAGGAAGAGCATTAGTACCAACATATGTAAATAGCTACGAAGAGTTTCAACAATTATTTGGTGATTCATATTTAAGTGGTAGTGAATATTATGAATATTTAACTTCTGTTGCAGCTAGGGAGTATCTATCTAAAGGTACTGCATTGCTTGTTACTAGAATATTGGCTGGAACATATGGTCCAGCAACAGCTAGCATAACATCTTCTGGAAGTAGTACTTCATTTACTTTAACTACACTTAGTGATGGTGCTATTTTAAATAGTACTGGTGCAGAAACTTTAAATGGCGTATTAACTAATGGTACTAAAGATAATGTACGTTGGGAAATTTCAAACGTTAATGAATCTAAAGGTACTTTCACTTTATTGGTGAGAAGAGGAAATGATAGCGGCAAAAGAAAAGTAGTTTTAGAAACTTGGAATAACTTATCGTTGGATCCTAATTCTAGTAATTACATCGCAAAAAGAATTGGTGATCAAACTTATACTTTAGCAGATTCAGGTACGACTGCTCCTTATCTACAACCAACCGGTTCTTTTGAAAACAAATCAAAATATGTAAGAGTAACACCGAACTTATTAACAGTAGATTATTTCGATGAAAATGGTGCTGTAAGAGTTACTGGTGCAACTGCTTCTTTACCAGCTGTTGCTAGTGGTACATTTGGTGCTGGTTCTGAAGGTACAATTACTCATCCTCAATCATTTTTCGAAACAATTGATGGTACAAACACTCAAGGTTATTTACTTAGCGGTGCTGCTACAGGACAAGATTCTTACAATGACGCAATTAACTTACTTGGAAACCAATATGCGTACGACTTCAACATGTTGGTTCTTCCTGGAGTAATTGATGCAGAAGCACAACATACTGGAATAATCACAACTGCCGAAACTATGGTAGAAGCACGTGCTGACTGTATGTTAATATATGATACAGTAGTATATGGCAGTACAATAACAGACACAACAACAGAAGCAGATGATAGAAATTCAAGTTATCTTGCTACTTACTGGCCTTGGATCAAACACCCAAGTACAATATTAGGTAGAGACATGTGGATTCCTGCTTCAACAATTATTCCTTCAGTGTTTGCATTTAACGACACAGTTGGATATGAATGGTATGCTCCTGCTGGTTTCAACAGAGGTGCTTTGCCAACTTCA